GCACTCAACGAAGCGCGACAAGATGCGATGATTGACATATGCTTCAACCTTGGCCTAACACGCCTGCGAGGGTTTGTGAAGGCTATTGAGGCTATGTCCCGTGAGCAGTTCGACATAGCAGCCGATGAGTTTATGGACAGTCGGTGGGCCACTCAGGTAGGCAACCGTGCCGTTGAGGTGACCGAGATGATCCGCACCGGAGACTACAAGTAATGCCACTACAGAAAATGGTGTTCAAGCCGGGAGTAGATAGGGAGAACACTCGCTATACAAGTGAGGGCGGCTGGTACGACTGCGATAAAGTGCGTTTTCGGGGCGGTATGCCGGAAAAGCTAGGGGGGTGGAACCGCATATCCACTGACTCTTTCTTAGGCGTATGTCGGTCTTTGTTTTCTTGGGTGACGCTAGGTAGCCAGAAGCTGCTTGGTGTGGGCACTAACCTCAAGTTTTACATAGAACAGGGTGGAACGTATTACGACATTACCCCCATACGTGCTGCTGTATCGCTCACAGACCCGTTTACCACTGTAAGTGGCTCTACCACGGTTACAGTCACAGACGCCAATGGCGGTTACAGAAATAATGATTTTGTTACGTTTAGTGGTGCTTCTGCGGTAGGCGGACTTACCTTAAACGGTGAGTTTCAGATAACCTACTTAACAGGTAACACGTACACCATAACAGCTAGCGAAGCCGCAAGTTCTTCAGCTTCGGGTGGTGGCTCTGTAACCGCCACATACCAAATAAATACTGGCCCTGACGTTGCCGAAGCGTTGGTGGGTTGGGGTGCTGCGGGTTGGGGTCTTGGTACGTGGGGTGTTGGCGTTACTTCTACCGATGCACTTCGCTTGTGGACGCAATCTAATTTTGGTGAAGATCTTATATTCGCTGCGCGTGGGGGCAGCTTGTTTTTCTGGGATGCAACTGATGCGCTTACTACTCGCGGCGTCTTGCTGTCTAGTGAAAGCGGTGCCTCTAATGTACCCACTAAAGTAAATACGCTACTCGTGTCAGATAACCGTTTCGTGTTTTGTTTTGGTACAACCCCTCTTGGCAGTAGTGATTTAGACCCAATGCACCTGCGTTGGTCAGACCAAGAAAACGCTGTCAACTGGACACCATCTTCTACAAATCAAGCGGGGGATCTTAGGCTATCTAAGGGTTCTGAGATAATAACGGCCATACAAGCAAGGCAAGAAATACTTGTTTGGACTGACTCTGCACTTTATGCACTGCAATATGTGGGTGCTCCTGCAGTGTGGGGCGCACAGACAGTAGGTGAAAACTTATCTATTGCCTCTCCTAATACCGTCGCATACGCGAACGGTGTGGCTTATTGGATGGGTGTGGGCGGATTCTACCGATACGATGGGCGCGTGCAGACGCTACCATGCACGTTGAAGCGGTATGTATTTAATGATTTCAACACAGAACAATACGATCAGGTGTTTGCAGGCACAAACGAAGGGTTTAGTGAGATCTGGTGGTACTACTGTTCTAGCGGTGCTACGACGATAGATCGCTATGTTATCTACAACTACGAGCAAAATATCTGGTACTACGGCAACCTAGCTAGGACTGCATGGATTGACTCAGGTATACGTGACTTCCCTATGGCTGCTACGTATAACAACAACGTGGTCAACCATGAAGACGGTATTGATGACAATGAGACCGGCACTGCTACGGGTATAAGTTCTTTTATATCTTCAGCACAATTTGACCTAGATGACGGGCATAAGTTTGCATTTATACAGAAAGTGTATCCAGATGTGACGTTTGACGGCTCTACCGTAGACAGTCCTAGTGCTACATTATCTTTGTTTGCGGCACAAAACTCTGGGTCTGGGCGCAACTCACCCGCTTCTGTAGGTGGCACAAACACAGGCTCTATAACTAGGACAGCAACCGCACCTATTGAGGCGTTTACTTCTAGGCTTGACCTACGAGTGCGTGGCAGGCAGCTAGCAATGAAGATAGAATCTAGCGACCTTGGAGTAAAATGGCAGCTAGGCTCTCCTAGACTAGAGATGCGCCCTGACGGGAGACGGTAATGGCTGTAGACAAAACAAGTTACAACATAGACTTCAAAGCCCCGGTTCTTCCAGATCCGCCAAATGACTACAACGTGCAGTCGTTTAATCAAATGAACAATGCACTGCGTATCTATTTTAACCAGCTTGATAAAGGCATACGGGACGCTTCAATGTCCCCCGCAGCGCAAGCTACCGCTTGGTTTATGAGCTAGTGGCTAATCAGTATAAAAACGCAAAGGTAGATCTAACTGCTACCACTGCGACTACGCTGTACACATGCCCTACGGCAACAACAGCTATTATCAAGTCTATATTGGTGTCTGAAGACTCAGGCAACGCTGACACTATAACCGTAACCATAACCGATTCTGCTTCGGCAGTATTTAGTGTGTTTAACGTCAAAGCAGTAGGAGCAAACACCACAGTAGAACTACTTACTGCCCCGCTCGTCATTGAAGAGTCCGAGATAGTTAAGGTCACCGCAGCCACGGCAAACAGACTGCACGTAGTAGCTAGCTTGCTGGAGGTGTCGTAGTGGCCGTAGAAGATTTAGCAACACTTACACCAGAACAAATACAAGAACTACTAAATAACTACTTTAATAGCGACGAGTGGAAAGAGAAGTCTGAAGAGATTGCTGCGGGTAGTAGTGATGAGTACACAGAAGCCTCGCTTGCTGAATCAGGAGCATCTGACGTTGCAGGGGCGCTTAGTTTTGTTAAGCCGCTAGATAGTGATGCACTGGAGACGTGGAAAAGCCAAAACCAAGTCACAGACGACAATAACAATAGCTTCTTAGAGAACGATCAACTATTTCAACTTAAAGTATTCGCAGCAGAGCAGCCTAAATACGTGCCCATAGTGCCCGGAGAGGATGAAGCTAAACGGCAACAGAAAATGGCAGATGCGTCAAAAACTCCCGGCGCTATCTACTCTGATTTTGGTGCTTATTCTCTAGCGTTACAGGCGCACAACAAAAAGATAAATGAATACGTAGAACAAGAGGATATACCTACATCCATAACTACTCCTGATGGGGTAGAGATGAGCTTGAATCTGGGCGCATCGCCCATGTACTACAACGAGCAAAATGACGGCGGTAGACTTTCGCAAAAGTTCAAAAATGGTGCTACTGGAGACTTTTATAAACAGCTAGGTGGAGTGGGCGAGTACGGTACATATTACGTAAAGGAAAAGAAAACTGATTGGAAAGACAGTCTTGAAGCATCTATACCGTTTGTAGCTGCATTTGTTGGTTTAGCGGTGTTAGGCCCAACACTAGCACCTTCTGTGTTTGGTAAAGGTACAGCAGCGGCGGGGGCGGCGGGCACAGGTACGGCAGCAGGTGCGGCAGGCGAGTTATCGGTATCACAAGTCCTCTCTACAACAGCTAACTACAATACTACTACGGCTGGTGTAACCAGCACCCTATCAAACGCTATTAGTAGTGCTGGAGCAACGATAAATTCCGCTGCAAATGCTGTGGGCCAATATCTAGCCAAAACTGTAAGTAAAATAATCCCCGGATTACCCACTGAATTAATCTCTTTTGATGTTGTGAGCAGCGTGACCGCTGCAGCAGTAGGTGTATCTTATGCAGAACAGTATTTAGAGAAAGAGGCCGCAGCAGCCATAGGTGGAGCTATTAATACCGCCGTAAATGGGCTTCCCGGTGGAGGTATTGTTTATACTGGCCCCGGTGCTGGTGGTGATGGTGTATATGACCCAAGCGTTATTTACAACCTCACTACGATAGCTGCAACGAATAACGGGGCAGCGGAAGACGAAGAAGCAGCCGCAGCAATAGATATAACAGAGATAGCCGCAGCAGCCATAGCTGCCATACCTGATCCAGATGAAGACGAAGCTGTTGTAGCTGCAAATACTGCAGTAAGCGAGGCAGAGACAGGATTAGAAGAAGCCGCAGGCAACGTAGCCACCGTAGTAGAAGAAGAGAATGCTAAAGCAGATGGTGCAGAGTCGTATGCTAGGTATATAGCTAGTCGTTATGGCACACGTAGTTATTCTTATAGAAACGCTAAGAAAAGAGCGGATAAAGCTAAATTAGACGCACAGAACAAGATAAATCAGGCACGAACTGCAGCTAGTGTGGCGCAAGCTGAGTTGGAGAACGCTAGAAAAGCAGCGGCAGGTGCTGCTAGAGATGCAGATGACGAGTATAAAAAAGCTCGCGCCAAAGCTATTCGTGACGCTGAAGCTGAAGCTAATAAACGGCGGTCAGAGATAGAAGCTAGAAATGCGGCTAGAAAGAAAGAATTAGAAGAAATACAAGCGAACACAGATGCAGACGAAGCGGCATACGCTGAGTCAGCGGAGAAAGCTAACGCTGACGCAAATGAACTTGCTGCCAACACGGTAGCCACTATAACAGGTCTTACGGATGCAGCAGAAGCAGCTACAAACGAAGTAATAGACAAAGCCAAAGCAGAAATAGCTGCAGAAACAGGTACAGACACGACTGGCACAACTGACACAACTGACACGACTGGCACAACTGACACAACTGGCACGACTGACACAACTGACACAACTGACACGACTGGCACAACTGACACAACTGGCACGACTGACACAACTGACACAACTGACACGACCGATACGACTGACACAACGCCTGCAGAAGGGGGTATAGAAAGTAGCTTTGAAGAGGCCGCTGAAAAAGCCGCTGAAGAAGCCGCTGAAGAAGCAGCAGGTGTAGGCACGACTGACACGACCGATACGACTGACACGACTGATGCGGCTGAAGGCACTCCTACAGTAACTACTTCAGGTGGAACTGATGCGCCTACTACGCAAGTTAAATACGGAGAGCCAGACGAACAGATAGAGATGAAAAATCAGGTAACTACTCCCGGCGTTAACGCCGAGATAGAGCCAGAGATAAAAGAAACTATCGTAAAGAAGCCTGTAGAAAAGCCCGTAGAGACTACGACTGACGCTGGCGGTGGTGGCGGTGGTGGCGGTGGTGGCGGTGGCGGTGCTGGTTCAGGCGCTGGTGCTGGACAGGGTGGAGATACAGGTGCTGACGCTGCAGTAGGCACTACTACATCTGGAGAAACAGGGGAGGCTGGCGCTGCTGGTGTAACTACACCATCAGATGAAATAACCGTTACAGAAGAACCTTATACAGGTAGCAACAACTACGACCCTAATAAACTTGCAAGGCAACTTTACGAAGCCTACCTACAAGAAGCAGATACTGAGTTGAAAGGTGCGATCCTAGAAGAGTATGAAAAACTCGCTGAAACTACTTTACCGCCTGATGAAGCGTTTGGGGTATGGACAGAGGCTAAAAATGAAGCAGCAAAAGCCGCAGCAGAAGCAGCAGAAGCCGCAGCAGAAGCCGCAAGGTACACCTCTGGTATGGATGTCGCTACAGGAGATGCAGCAAAAACTGTAGGTCAATGGGTTCAACTTGCTAATGGTGCTTGGAAAAACACTATAACTGGGAAGATAGCTGCTCCCACAGCCGTATCAGGGGCTAGTGGTGAGGGAGAGTGGGAAGTATTAAACTCAGACGGCACGGGTACAGGCGAAATAATAAATGAGTATTCCGACGACACTGGTGCAGAGTCAGACGACGACATAAGTATAGGAGTGCCTTCAGACGGAGATGCGGTAGAAGCTGCAGGTACCACAGGCAGTGGGGCAGAAACAGGCACTTCCACAACTACAGATACAGGCACCACTACAACTACAACCACCACAGGCACCGACGCTACATCTACAGCTACTACATCTACAGGCACTGCAGGAGCAGCCGACACCACAGACACTACTACGGGCGGTGCGGGTACGGGCGATGATTTAGGTACAAGCGATACTGATTCAGACCAAGACCAAGCGGGAGCGGGAACAGATGGAACAGGCACTGGCACAACTGGGCCTACAGGTGGCACAGGCTCTGGCGATGCAGACACAACAGGTGCAGGTACAGGCACAACTGGGCCAACGGACTCTTCTGGCGGAGGAGACTCAGGCACAACAGGTGC